GTCCCCTGCGAAAAATCTGAAGGGGCCTACCCCCTCCCCCTACCCTCTCGCCATGCGTTACGCCCTCTGCACGCTGCTAGTTCCCAAGGTGGGATCGGTGGCGCTGGATACACGAGGCTAACGACCAAGCAGAGCGGTATGTATACAACGTAGATCACAGGCACAAGCACGCATAGCATTAGCTTCTCAGCTAGCGATAGCTTGTACTCACTCACCATGCGTGATCCAGTGACATGCCATTGACATCACAGCCCTTGAGCTTGGTGTCTCGGCCTAGCATCTCGTCTCGTGTCTTGCTGCTATGGCATGGCTTGCAGAGTGGTTGCCAATTGCCACTGTTCCAGAACAATCGCGTATCACCGCAATGCCGAGTGATGTGGTCTACCTCGGTTGCTCGTGTCCTTACACCTAGCTTCTCGCATGTCTTGCACCAAGGATGTTGAGCTAGGTATTGCTTCGCTACCTTCGCCCACTTGTTGGTGTAGCCACGTTCGTGACGTGACTTGCGCTGCTCACCCATCAAGAATCTTGCTTCACCGCTGGACACCCAGGCTCAGCACATGGGCTAAGCCAGAACGTCACATCCTCGCCACACTTCACGCATGTTCGGTGCTGTAGGTCTGAGGGTGAGGTATGGGCTAGCACCATCTGCGCTATGAGCGCGTCGAGTCCTTCGTCCTCAGGAGCTGCCATCGTAGGCCGCTACCTCTTGGCCCGGTACAACGGCGAAGAACTCAGGCGTTGAGGCGGGTATCCACAGATTGGTCGCCGTAGCCGTGGGGTTGGTGCCGAACTCGAGGTGGGCCGCTGCACTCGCGATGACACGAATGAACCGCGTCTCAGGACCGAACGCCGCGCTTTGCGTGGTTGTCGTATACGTGACCACTTGTGTCGTGTGCTCGGGCACCTTGCCGATCTGTAGCACGTTGCCGTTGGCATCGAGCGGCATAGCAATGAATTCAGTTACGTGTAGCGTTGCCATAGTTACATCCCAAACCTTTGACCCAATGCAAGGCCTCGACGCTTCTTGCCTGCGCCGTAGGTAATCGTTTGCGTTACAAGAATCGTCGGAGCGGCTACGTATTCCTCGTTAGCCGTCACAGCCGAGGCGGGGATCGTGACCGTGATCGTCTCGGGGGCTGTGATCTGATAGCCAGCAGAGGCGGGCAACGTGATCGTGACAACCGTTGCGCTGGTTCGCACAACCGTACCAACGGCCATGTTGTCGCGCACTTCGGCGTTCCAGCCTGCTACCTCTGATTGAGCCGAATCTAGCCCGTCGATGATCGCTTGACGTTCTGCGTCGAACGTAGCGCCCGCAGCGACCCACGTATCACCTGTTAGCGTGATAATGATCGTCTTGCCACCAGCAACGATATTGGCTTCGCTGGTAACCAATACGGCAGTGCCCGTAATGGCGGCGACACTGCCCTCGGTGCCGGCCCATATGGGGTTCCAAATATCGCCCCAAACGTCGTTCCAATTGTCGAAGGTGTAAGCCATCGGCTAACTCAAGAAACGTCGAACTTGTCGCCCGCCGACCCGTCACCCGTGATCGCCACGTCGTTGATGCGCTGGGTATTGGCATCGACGTTACCGGCCACCGTGAAGGTCAGGCTATCCGTCTTGGTCTGGATCGCAGTCGTGTCGCTGTTGCTGATAACCAAGTCGCTGCGAGCAACCACTAGGCCAGACTTCACGATCACAAGGCTCGACTTGTTATCGCTCGCGAGGGCTTCGGCCACAACCAAGTCGCTCTTCACGATAACCAAGCTCGACTCGATGTCCGAGATATTGGTCTCCGCAAGGATCACGTCCGAGGCAATGCGGGTCAGCTTGGAGTCTTGATCCGAAGTCAGCGCGCCAACCTCGAGAGCGGTCACGTTGGAGTCGATGATTACCAAGTCGCTCTTGATAATCACCAGGCTCGATTCGATGTCGCTGATGTTGGTCTCAGCCAGCACCGTGTTGCTGTCGATACGCGTCGTATCCGAGTACACCTTGACCAAGTTCGACACGTTACTAGTGGTCTGCAAGTGAATCGCAGTGGTATCCGAGTGGACAGCGGTCGTATCGGACAGCACCTTCGTCGTCTGCGAGTGAACCGCCGTGGTGTCGCTCGTGATTATCACGAGATCCGACTTGACGATGACCAGGCTCGACTTGTTGTCGGAGATCAGCGCCTCATGCACCACTAGGTCGCTCTTGACGATAACCAACGAGCTCTCGATGTCGCTGATGTTGGCTTCTGCTGTCGTGGTCTGAGTGTGGATAGCCGTGGTGTCTGAGTACACCTTGAGCACTTGGCTCTGAACCACAATCCCGTCCGACTGAACGCGCGTGAGCTGCGACGCCTGCGTAGCAGTTAGCGCACTGATCGACACCGGGGCAGTACCAAACATCTTGTAAGTGATGGTTCCGCTCGGGGTCACGGTCCAGGTCGTTACGGTCGCCGTATCCGTCGCCAAGTCGTAATCATTGACAACGCGGGCCTGCCAATAACCTTGAGTCGAGCCGAACGCCAGCAGCGTCATTCCGATAGGCGTGTCGTTAGCGAACGCCGCCGCCGATCGCAACACCAACGTCGTGCCCGTAGCGCCCTGTGCGGTGCCTTGGTCAACGATGTTGTACTGGGGTTGCGCGCCAGCCGTGCCGTCGTATGCAGCAGTCAGCAACACGAGGTCGGACTTCGCGATGACTAGCGAGCTATGCGTGTCGCTCAGTAGATCGTCGATCACCACGAGGTCAGACTTGATGATTACAAGCGAACTCTCGATGTCCGAGATATTGGTCTCTGCAAGGACCGTATTCGAGTCGATTCGCGTGGTATCGCTGTAAACCTGGAGCAAATCGGACCCGATAATGATGATGTCCGACTGCGCGATGATGAGATCGGACTGGATGCGGGTCAGTTGCGAGGACTGAGTAGCCGTCAGAGCACCGCTCGAAGCCAAATCCGGCGCCGTACCGAACAGCTTGTAGGTAATCGTCCCGCTCGGCGTGACATCCCACGTATCCACGGTCGCCGTGTCGGTCGCCGTCTCGTAATCCGTGACGATCCGCGCCTGCCAGTAACCTTGCGTTGAGCCGTGCGCCCACAACGTGGCCCCAAGGCACGAATCATCCGAACTAAACGGCGTTGCAGACCGAAGAACTAACGTCGTAGCGGTCGCGCTCTGTGCCGTGCCCTGATCGAGAATGCCGAGCTCGGGGTAAGCGCCAGCCGTGCCATCTCGAGGCGCCGTGAGCAGAACCGTATCGCTCTTGACGATGACTAGGCTCGATTTGTTGTCGGAAGCGAGAGCTTCAGCGACGACTAGATCAGACTTAACGATTACCAGCGAGCTATGAGCGTCGCTCAGGAGGTCGTCGATCACCACCAAATCGGATTTGATGATAACGAGGCTCGATTCGATGTCCGAGATGTTGGTCTCGGCCAGGACCGTGTTGGAATCAATGCGCGTGGTATCGCTGTAGATGAGCAGGACGTTCGACGCAGCCGCCGTGGCCGACGTATCAATGCGCGTCGTGTCCGAAAGGATCTTAGTCGCCTGCGAGTGAATCGCGGTCGTGTCGCTGGTGGTAATCACCAAGTCGGACTTGGTAATGACCAAGCTCGAATGAATGTCTGAGGTTAGCGTGACGGTCGCAGCACCAGGAGCGCTGGCCGCAAATAGCTGGTCGTAGACCGCCTCTTCAACGACGGTGAAATCTTGTCGTAGCGGGAGGATCAGGCTGTCGTCATTCACGACAACAGTAACGTGACCGACGGTGTTGCTGATGCCACTCTGAAGCGTGAGGTGGTAATAGCCATCAGCCGTCGTGATCGCAGCCCAGGTATAGCCGCTGATGTCTACGACCGTGCCGTTGTCATGCAGAATGACTTCGGCTTCGTCAGCGCCAGAGAGGGTGAGATTGGTAACGGGAACGTAGCCATTGGCTACAGCAACGGCGGGACCAACGACTACTTTTATCGTTGCGCCTTGTCGTATATACTGCATAGGTCCCTACTCCGTTCTCGGAATCTCTAATGAACGAGCTAAATTCCACCAACCGAACAGTTCTTGGCTTCCACAAGAAAAACGGGAAGCGGCGGTACTGGTGGTGCCGCTGCAAGTGCGGCACCGTCGAAAGCGTTCGCGAGGACGGCATTGCGCGGGCGTGCCAGCCGTGCTCGCGCCGCGCAATCACTACTCACGGGATGTCAAAAACGCCCGAGTTCGCTGCCTGGAGTCAGATGATCTCCAGATGCACAGACTCGAACCGTCACGACTGGTCAACCTACGGCGGTCGCGGCATCGCGGTTTGCGAGCGATGGCTCCAGTCTTTCGAGGACTTCCTCTCCGACATGGGGCCGCGCCCGTCGCCTAATCACTCGCTGGATCGCTACCCGAACGGAGAAGGAAACTACTCGCCGAACAACTGTCGGTGGGCTACTCGATCAGAGCAGGCCCGCAACCGCAGAAGCACCTTGCGGTACGACTACCTTGGCGAATCGCTGCCGCTCCCCGACCTCTGCGACCGATATGCAGCGGTTCGCTACTGCGTGGTTTTGAAACGGCTGCACCGTAACTGGCCGATTCACGACGCGCTAACCAAGCCGCTGGGTTTTCGCCCCTAGATTCCCTCTAATACCTTATGAAATTGGCGCGCCGTTTCCTTGGGGCTGAACCGGCGCTCGGCGTCCAGCCTCACAAATTCCCTTGATTCATCTCGAGCCGCTGCAATGTCCGTTCTGAATCCGTTCAACTTCGAGCTCACCCGCACAACCGGACAGCCGCAGGCCATCGCCTCGCGTACTGTTCGCACGTCGATTTCATTGGCGGTTAGCACAAAATCAGCAGCTCGGTACACATGCACCAAGCCCTCGACCCAGCCCTGCACTTCACCGAGGTTGCCGTCCGTCTCGATCCGCTTCAGCAGCGCGTCCCAGCCCTTTTTGTGGCTCTGTGGCCGTCCGTAGACGTGGAGCTTTGCGCCCTTCACGTCACGAGCCCACAACGCAAAGGCGTTCAGCGGAACAAACGGGTCAACGTCGTCCCTCCAGGCGTCGGAGACAACAACATTGACGCGGCCCGCCTTGCCTCTGAAGTCGTACTTCCGAGGTCCGGGCTTCCATGCCTCAAGGTCCACACTCGATTGCACGAAGTGGATCGGCTTGTCGGGGAACATCACCTCGAGATACGGCAGATGCTCCGGCCAGAACGTCACCACCGCTTTATAGCGAGGATCAAAGTTCTTGTTGTAGTGGTAGCTATATATCGGCGTGCTACCCGCCGCCTCAGTCATAAAGCTGGACTTCGGTCGCCCGTGCGCCACATGCACGACTGGTTGATTCGTCTCACCCAGCGGCGTCCCGTCGTAGCCTGAGTGATTGACCAGCACGTCGGCCTTGGTCGCCCACTCCATGTCGGCAAATGGGGCGCCGCGATCTTCGGTGCCTTTCGGATAGAGCTTGTTTGTCTCGCGAGTCGGATCGACCATCCGAACGTCAACGCCGCGCTGCCTTAGTCCCGCAACCAGCTCTCTAGTAGTCTCGTATAACCCACACTTTCCGGGGGTTATGACGACTGCCGCCGCGACTTTCAATCAGCTAGCGCCCATCATCCTGCGGTGGTGCATCACAATCGGAATCGCCAGCCCGCCACCGCCGCCAGCGCCTTCGTAGACTTCAATACGGGTAGCCCAGGGCCGGCGCGCGAGCGATCCGGTAGCCGATGTCGCCGCCTGCGAGCCCGCAGTAGCTGCTATACGTTTCGCGACAGCCAAGCCGCCATAGGTGTAAGCCGGCTGCTCGACAACTTCCGTATGAACTGCCCAGGCAGTGACGTTGAAACCAGCGCCGCCGACTCCCGTATTGGCATCGGGAGCGAGAAATACGAGGTCTATCGAGCCGTTTACGGTCGTGGTTAGGGCCGGGATAGCTAGCGTCGTGCTTTCGGAGCCAGCCCACGCTTGGACCGGAGTGCCGTAAGGCGTCCCAGCATTGGCGCCAGCAAACGACACCTGCGCGATATAGACCTCATCCCACGAGCCGCCCGAAATGTTCGCGGTGTAGGTCGAACCCTCGCTGGCCCCGCACAATTTCGCGAACAGCGTACCGTAGAAGAACGTCCCAGGGTCTTGCGATGTGACCTGTGTGAAGTCGGTGATCGTGACGGTCGGATTCGCGCCGCCCGAGGTCAGACTAAAACTGACGTAGATAAAACAAATAGACCCATTGGCCGGGGTGCCTGACGGCGTGACAACAATGGTTGTTCCAGACGTTGCTCTGTTAGAGCCAGAGGTCTCGGTATCGCCCCAAGCCATTAGCGACCCACCTTAAAGCTCATACGGGGCGCTGACCGTGCCGTCGTCGTAAACAACGTACAGGTACAACTGTCCGCCGTACCCGTCGAACTGCCCGAGTTGAAGATTCGCTATCTGAAGCTCTGTGTCGCTCCAGCTCGTCACGCGCTGTACCTCTTTCGCAGTACCAGCTCCGGCCCAGGTTGCCGAACTCGAAATCTCCACACGAGCCCGCGAATTGGCGACGTACATATGCGAGAACGACGCCGGGAAGCTGGGTGGCGACGACCCGCCAGCATCAAGCCCCACGCGCGCAGCCTGAAGCCCGTAGGTCATCCAATCCGACGCCGGATCGAACGTCGATGTCATGTTGGTGGCCGTGCCGTTGACCCACGTTGCGATGTACTCGCCAGGAGCGTCCGCGTACAGCTCGTTGCGGTTCCACTGGTTCGCGTTTCCCGGCCAGTCGCCCCACGCAGGCCCATTGCTGTCGCTGTGGTCGAGGTGCATCTGGGTCCAAGAGACCCGCGTCGCCAAACCGTTCGGGTTGTCCCAGATTCTTATGAACTTGGTCGAGTGACTGCCCGCCAGAACGTCGCCGGCAGGCTTGATCCAGTAAGAAACGTAAATCTCAGGCCCCGGCGTCATGTCGTTCGGGAACTGCATGTAGCCGCGAGAAAGTGCCGTGTAGAACATCGCGGAAGTGTCCGTGGTCCGCAACCCAGAGGTCTCGAACTTCATCGAGTCCGGGTCGTTGAAGCTGTTGTCGTCCCACGGATACGACGCGCCAGAGGGCACGGTCGCACCGTCCGTCATCGTCCCGTAATCCGCAGCCAGAGGGACATCCAGCATGTTGCTGTAGCTGGGGAGCGTGCCGAAACCGGAACCGGCGATCGTGATGCTTCCGCCCGTTTCGATAGTTCCGGTCACGGGGCCACCACCACCGCCGCCACCGCTGCCCCCACTAATGCCAGAAACGACTATTAAGCCCATGGGCGGATTGGGAGCTTGCGCGAAGGCCAAGGAAGCGAACGTGCTTGCCGCAGCGGCAGCAACAAAATATCTCCTGGTCTTTTTCGGCATTGCATCCTCATGGAAAACTTGCTCGCCACGTCGAGCCGGTGAGCGCCAAGGGCTTTGCAACGCCATTCACCGTGACCGTCGCGCCGGTAAACGAAGCACCGTCGAAATCCGCTCGAGCGCCGTTGATCGGGCCGTTGAGCGTGATGGCTTGAGCGAGAACGCCGTCCTCATCCCCGCCGAGCGTGGGAGTCGTCGCGATCGCCGTACCGCCTGATCCGCCCGGAGACGCGCCTTGTCGCACCCAGTCGAATCGCGTCGTGCCCAATGCTGAGATTCGCACCGATCCCGCGCCCACAATCGTCAGAAACCACTCGTTCCAGCTCGGTTGCTCGGTTGCCGCGATCATCGAAACTGTCACCGCGGGTGTCGCAACCGCCGTCACGACTAGATTGACCACCTGGCCCGGTAGCGCCGGACAAGCACCAGAACCGCCCATCGCCGCGCAGGCCGTGCTCGAGCGCAGGCTCTCGACAGAGCTCGAACTCACAGCCGTCATGGCGAAGTACCGCACGCCGGCCGGAAATCCCGGCACCGTCGTCATGCGTGACGCGGCATTCGATACCGTCGCAACCTGCGACAACGCGGCCGGATTGGTCCCGGCGTAGACGCGGAAGCTCGCGACGTTAACCCCGTCGTGCTGCCAGTCTAGATTCGCGCTCCACGTCTGCGCCGACGCAAGAGCCGGCAGCAGAGCGAGCAGCGCTAGGGATTGACGGAAATGGTGCATGTCGGCGGCGTGGCATTAGCACACGGGGCCGTAATGACAATGCTCACCGGCACGCCGGGGGCCGGAACACCGAGCGTGACCGTCGTTGAAAGCCGCGGACCGGCGCCCGCGGCGTTGAACGCTTCAACCGCAAACGCCCACGTCCCGACATTGGCCGGGAACAGGTTCGCGACGGTCTGACCGGACGTCACAGGCCCGACCAGCACGTTGTCGCGATAAAGCCGGTAGCCGGTAGGAGCCCCGCCCGTCGTCGGAGCACCGAACGTAACCGTCCCGGCTTGCTGTGAAAAGGCCGGCAAAGCCACGAGCACGGCAACAACTGCGAGTAAACGCATTCTGTTCTCCAATGAATAAGTGCAGCCCGAAGGCTGCCGAACGGATCGCGGTTTGGCTTGACGCCGTTTGGGGGAGGCGATCGACGTTCAGTAAAAGAAATGCCCGAGGCGCACTAGTGGCACGCTCGGGCACCTTAGCCTTATAAACTACTTTACGTTCTAGAATCAAGGGCCGTGTAAACGGCGTATTTCGCACTCTCGAGCAGTTGCGAATACCTCGCCCGCTTCCACGGCGTTAGCTTCGCCTTGGCCTCGATCGGGCCGATGGTGAAGTAGTCAGTAGTCACGACGAGCCGCAAGTCGCCTGGCAGCCTGTTGACGGCAGCCTCAACTTCCGCAACCGCTTCCGGTGGCTCGTCCACGCGCGACTCAAAGAACACGACCGACTCGGTTCCGCGCGCCGTCAGCTCGGGACCAGTCTCGCGCTTGATGCGCTTCCCTACCGGCGTAGACTTCTCGCGCATCGCCTTGTACAGCGTCGATATGCTCGGATAGCCGAGCTCGTGCCGGCGATCTTTCGCCCACGTCGCCCACGCGCTCAGTCGAGCCTCTGCGTAGGTCAGCTCAGACGGCCGCTTGCGTGGCGCGAATGGATCAACCGACGTGCTTACATCTCCCGACAAACAAAGAACTGCGCTCACGCTTAAGTCCCCTTCCGCTGATTCGCCATGACACTGCGGCAGTATTCAAACCTCAGCACCAACGTCTGCCGTTCGTTGTGCAATGCGTCGTAAAGCCTTTGGGCCTCGAGATATTCGAGGTACGCCGTCTCTGCCATGTCGTCTGAGCGGGCCTTAGCCTTCCGCTGCTCTACCGTTCCCTCGAGCGTCAGGAACAGGGCGTCTACCACCTTGTCGTACTTGTGTTCAGCGAGGCGGGCGTTATACCGATAGGCGGCGTCGTTCCGGTCGGTTTCTGCCAAACGGTTTAGAACTTCGTCGGCCTTGCTTTCGATGCTGTTCACGGCTGCCACCCGGTTAGCGTCGTGATGATTTCCTTTAGGGAGAACACCTTCTGAACCTGCCCCTTCCACGCCACGTGGAACCTCTCTTGATCCTCGGTTAGCGATTGGTTCGCGTCGGCCTTGATCTCGAACAGGAAGTTAAAGCCGCGATAGCCGACTACGATGTCCCCAAAGCCGTTCCCCAGTGCCGACGTGATGGCAACCGACACGTCAGGTATCCCCCGCAACGCTTCCACAATCTCGGCTTGGTTGGCGTCCACCTTTGCGGCTCGCCTCACCGCTTGAAATTCTCGCGGTAGATGGCTCCGAGCTTGAGCTGCACTTCGCTGAACGCTTTCTCGGCTGTCAGATATTCAGCAACGATCTCGTCGGGCACTTCTACGGCGTTCTCCGTCTGGTACGGCCCTTCCGGCGTCTCGACAGAGAACACCGGCCACCACTCGTCCTTGGCCATGTACTGTTTCACCATTTCACCTTGCCTTCGCGATACAACAAGTTTTGCGTGCGAATTACGCCTTCAAGGAATGCCAGTCTTACGAAATCGGTTTCGAGCTCGCGCGTGCGACGATCCGATTCATTGTGACAAGCAGCGCAGCACCAAGCGGCCAAAAGATCGGGGGCTTTCTGACCCATGCCAGTCACCCCCGCAAGCCGCACGTGAGCCAATACAGTTGAAAATTCGTCGCCGTTGCAGATTCCAGGCAATCGAACCTGACAGGGACGGCCGCGGGCTTCTTGGCGTAGGTCGGTCATGCGAGCAACGTCTCAAAGCCTTCACGGCACATGCGGTTGAACTCCTCCGGCTCCCACACGTCACCGCCGCGCGCCGCATCCTCGGCCATTTGCACGTACTCGGCCTTGCGCTCGAGACACTTCGGCAGCGCGTCACCTATCGGCCGGAAGCCCCGATTCCCCTGGTACGCCACGGCGAATAGGATCTTGTTCGCAGCAATCGCCCAGCTAGACATGCTAGGCCCGGTATCAATCGGCTTTGGCGGCGCAATTGTCACGCGATCCGGCGTCAAGTCCTTGGGGGTCGGAAATTTCTTCAGCGTCGTGCGCGCGGTAGCGGCGTTGCGCTTAACTTCGGCAATGTGGACGTGCTTCAGCGACTCCCAGAACACCCGGCTAAGCTCCGGCGTGTAAGGGCGGTTGAATGCCATGCACAAGTCCTGCATGACAGTCTCGAACGCTTCCGCGTCCTGGCTAAGCATGGGCTGCCTCCGGGTCGTCAGGGGGTGGGACAAACTTGCCGACCGTGCTGGGCTTCCCCCCGCCCCGGTCGTTCTGGCACCAGTACCGCCACGCCGCGTCCCAGTTGCGTTTGCGCGCTCTCTGTCCGCTGGCCGATAGCCAGAAATTGCGGAACTTGTCGAACGTGCGCTGAGGGTCAAGTCCTTCCGTCGTGGCGATTTTTCTTCGCTCGTCGGTCAGTCCGAAATCCTCCGGCAAGTGGGAGCCGGGGCGAGCTCGCTTTGCGAGCGGAGCCTCTTCTCTCTTTTCTGCTTCTGTATCTGTATCTGCTTCTGTCTCTGAGGGCGTTACTGAAACGTTTCGCGACCGTTCCCGAAACCGTTGCACCCTCTCGGTGCTTGAATCGCTTAGGAATTGTCGGCGCTCCCACGCAAGCGGCTGCCAGTGGTGGTCGATCAATCCGGCTTCCATGAGCCTGCGCTTGGCTTCGTCTATCGCTGTGCTATCGAGCCCGAGAGTGCGGCGGATAACAGCGAAGCGGCGGTCGGCAGTCGGGTAATCCTTGTCGAGTGTCCCGCCGCACTTCAGGCAGAGAATCACGACGTAGTGCCGCTGATCCTCGAACGCCAGCGATTGCACGTCAGGATCGTTGGCAAACTCGGCGTACATGCGAAACCAGGAAAGGCCACTCATGTTTAGCGTGATGCCGACGTTGACGCCGGTACGCAAGCCCTAAATCCCCAGCCCTTTATGGGCACTGGTACGATCTTGCGAGCGAGCGCGCGCTTCCGTGCTCGATACTCCTTTTGCTGGGCCAGAACGGCCTCGCGGTTCTTGAGATACCTTTCTCGAGCCATGGCGACCTTGGCCGGGCTTCGGGTGCGTAGGTAATAGGCGTGCCGCTGTTCCCTGCACGTGGCCCGATGCAAACGGTTGTAGCAACGTCGGCACATGCCACGGCAATGGATCGGCCGATCATCGGCGCATTCCGCGCAACGCTTACCCAATGGGGTATTCGCTGACAAAAGCCGGCACCAGGAAGGTGTCTTCGTTCTCCTGAATCATTCGCCGTGGCCGCTTCTGCGACTGGATCGCTTTCCAAAATGCGTCAGCGTCGGCCAGGGATTCGGTCTCGAGGAACTTCTGGCGCAGGCGATCCACTTCCTCGTTCGTCACGAGCGGGACGCGCGGGAGCTTTACGAAACTCACCAGAAGCCTCGAGCCCAGCTCGCCAGAGCGAACAGCCCGTAAGCCGCCGCGAACAGAATCGCCCAGCCGATCAGGTAGCCAATCGTCCAGCCGGCCACGAGGCGCCAGCCGTTCCAGGGCTCGTAATCGAGAAGGAGATCGTTTGAGCGCCTGGCATGAATCTTGATTACTTCCGCTTCTGCAATTGGTTTTTCAGGGCCAGGGGTGCGCTTGGGCGCTGCAAAATCCAAAATCTGGAAATCGGACTTGAGGTCTCGCATGGCGCGCTCCTATTTCAGTTGGGGCTAGGGGCTATGTGCGGTTGCGAACGAACAGACGCGGGGCGTGTGTTCAGATAGGGATAGGGGCGTGTAGCCCCGCGAAAAAACCACTGTATAAAAAGCATCTACTTGCAAAACGGTCACCGTGCTAGGGTGGCTGCCGCATAAAAAAAGCTAGTTACGCCGGTATACTTCACGGTCGTAAACCAGCTCGCCGTTCGAGAGTTCCGCGGCTTCCTGGGCTTTGAGTTCTGGCATCAACCCGCGTGCACGCCAGTAGTAAACCGAGTATTTGCTCGCGAGCCCGAAAGCCCGCTGGGTTTTGGTCGGACCACCGAAGTAAGCGATCACGTGTTCTGGGTTGTGTGCTTGCACCCGCGTAGAGTACAACCACTTGAACTTTCTGGTCAAGCCCCTTGTTCGCAGTCTTGGCTACGCTTTTGGAATGGCCAAGACGACGCTACCGCAGCGACTCCAGCTCATCATGGATACGAAGGGCTGGAACCAAGTCGAGCTTGCGAAGGCCGCGAAGTGCTCCAAGGGTTCGGTCACGAACTGGATGACCGAAGTGAGCGGCAGCCGAAACATCGAACCGAAATTCGCTTTCAATCTGTCCGACGTGACCGGGTTTGAAAGCCGCTGGATTATCTACGGCGAAGGCCCGGCCCGCATGGAGACCTCGAGCGCCGAGGACGAAAGGCTCCTAGCTGCGATCCGAAAGCTTCCCGAGGAGCGTAAGCGCGTCTTGATCGTAGCGCTCGGCCTTTAGCCTTTCTCGTTGGTTGTATTCCCATCGGGCCGTAGTGAGCTCGATGGTAAGGCTACGCACAGCCTTATAGATTTGGTGCATCCCCACCCCTAGCACCACTAAGATCGCGGCCACCAAGGCCTCGATTGTTTCTATCGACAAACCGCGCCCTCCAATTTATTTTGGTACAAGCGCTTGACTATTGAGTTCAAGCCGTTGTACTCTTGTTTCCGACGGCAGAAAACACTCTTTAGCACCGAAACGCTACCGAACTTGAGAGTTTAACAAAATGCAAACCCAAGCCAAAGCAGCACCCATCAGCGCAGGCAAAACACTGAAACGCTGGGACGGCGCAGTCACCGAGATTCGCAGGGCGCACGACGTTCGCAAGCTGCGCGCGTGCCCCTGCGGAGGTTTGTCTTGGGCGCGTCAGTCCATAGAGCACGACGGCGCCAACTATCACGGCCGCTGCTACATCACGCGCTTCGGCATGGATGCGTTTCTCGCGCTGCCGCTGGAGACGCTGGAGACCCTGACGCTCGCTGACATCGGCCCGGAAACGATGAGCAAGCTACTTGGATTTGAGCATTCCCCCTCGTCCGACAGGAGCGAATAGCCGATGAACAAAATTGAACAGCGCTTACTCGGAGACCCGGCCATTCGTTCGATGCTGCTCGACCTTGAGCGCATCACACAGCGGCGCCAGCTTGCCGAGATTCAGAGCGACCCGGCCGCGCACCGCGACACGACGCTCATGGGCGCGAAGGGCCTGCACTGGCGGTATTGGACCGTCAAGACGGGCAAGACGGCGCGCGTCAACTTCTGCTACGCCACGACGCCGAACGCGGCCGGCTTCTACCTGACGTGGCAGGAAACGATCAACAGCAAGGGCAACGGCAAGCGCCAGTACATACGCGGCCACAAGCTGCGACGCGACGCGAAGGAATCGGCGCTCAAGAGTTTCGAGCGATTCAAGTCTCAGTCCTCCGCCGTCTCGGATGTGAAGCCATGAAATTCCAAGCCACCGTTCACACGGAGCACGCGGCCATCAATTTCAAGATCGAGGCCGCGTCTGAGGCAGAGGCCCGCCAGCGATTGGAGGACGGTGTTTTGCAGTACCGAGACGGGCCTGCGAAGTCCATCGAGATTGAAGAACTACCCGAACCAAAGGAGCAGCCATGACCGACAAAGAAATTGCAGAGCTTTTCGCCAACGAACTAGTGCCGGCCCGCGCTCTAGCCGCTGCGCTGGATCGGATTGACCAAGTGATGCGCAAGCCCGCCGAGATTGACTTGCGCAACCGTGACATTCGGTTCGAGTGGCAGGGGCATCGCATCGGCTGGTCCTGCTGGGACGAGAACAGCTACGACGGCGCGCCTGACAGCGAGTCCAATCACATCGGCTACGGCCCAGAGAAAGAGGACGCGCTAGCCGACCTGATGGAGAAGTTCGCGCTCGAGCCGCCGCTCAAGGGCGGAAAAGTCACCTACATGCCGCGCCTGGTTGACGGTGGCGGTGGATCACAGCCGCCCGAGTACAAGCTGGAGCCGTACAAGGACCCCGATGACGTGGACTTTGACGACGGGCTCGACCATGACGACGCGCGGTGAGGCATTCCGACTTGGGCTGCTCGCCGGCTTGATCCTTCTAACGATCTGCATGGGGAATTTATGAGCGCACAACAGCAAGAAGTCGTTAACGCCGCCGAGCGGTCGCTGAGCGTCCAACTAGCAGAGCGCAGCGTCACCAATCCGCAATGGCATACGCTCTCAAAGAGCCTCTATCCAGGCGCGGCGGCTGCATCCGTGCTGATGGTTATTGACTACTGCCGAGCGCGCAATCTCGATCCGCTCAAGAAGCCGTGTCACATCGTGCCCATGCAGATAAAGGTCGGCCACGACTACGAATGGCGAGACGTGATTCTCCCCGGCATCTACGAGCTGCGCACGACTGCGATGCGTACCGGCTTCTACCTCGGGCACAGCAAACCCGAGTACGGCCCGGAGGTTGAGTTCATGGGCGTGAAGGCGCCCGAGTACTGCGATCTAACCATCTATCGCTGGAGCGAAGCCGCGCATATGAAAGCCGAGTTCCCGGTGCGAACACTGTTTGCAGAGGTTTGCGGCACGACGTGGGACAAGAAGGTTTCCGCTCACAAGGCGAATTCTCGCTGGTCGAAGGCTCCGGTGCAGATGCTTGTCAAGTGCGCCGAAGCCGCAGGGCTGCGCGAGGCTTTCCCTGATGAGCTTGGCGGACAGATGACCGTCGAGGAGATGGAAGGCCAGCGCCAGCTTATCGACGTGACTCCGCGCGAGGAGCACGAGCAGGAAACGAACTTCGGCAAAGCCAAGATCAGCGCTGTCGCAATGCGCAAGATTTGCCAGGGCGCAATCAAAGCCGCTGGCATCAATGCAGACGGCGAGGTCGAGGAAGGGAAGCAGGACGCCAAAGCCCTTTGGGATGTGTGGGGCGAACTCAACAACGCGGAGCGTGAGCTGGTATGGAAGCAGCTTAGGTCGTATGAGCGCAGCGCGATCAAGAAGCTACAGGCAACGGACGAGTACAAGGGCGCCTCCGTCCTACCGTGGTCCGTCGAGCTGGTCAGCGCGTGCAAGGACGCGGCGGCGCTCGAGACGGCATGGCGAACGATTCAGGACGCCTTCGCTGAGTGCGACTCCGAAGTGCCGGCAGACATCGAAACACTCTACCAAGACCGCAAGACGGAGCTGGGGGCGTAAATGGCCAAGCGAGGCGAGAGAAAGCTACCCGAGCCCGAGCGCAAGAAAGCCGTTGAGCGCTACTGGCTCGGACGGCGGAACAGCGTCAAGGCGATCTGCGCGGACCACAAGATCAAGCGCGATACGTTGCGGCTGTACGTTCAGGAGATGACGTGATGTTCTGGCTATTTTTAGCGCTGCTCGCCGTCGCGGTTTGGTACGGGCTGCGGCTGCTCAAAGAGAGCGTCGGTGTGTCGCGGTCGATTTTCAGGGACTAGCTTGTTGAGGACAAAACATTGAAACCCATCGCAGAGCGACCGCTGCCGGATCAGACCGAGTTCTTGGGAGTCGTCGTCGGCATGGCGAAGGATGCCGGCTACACGCTGACCGGCTTCTGCGAGCTAATCAAAGTCTGCTGGCCGTACGTCAAGCCGCCGCACGATCGGCCGTGGTGGAGCGTCACGTTTGCGTGCGGGCATTCGTTCACCGGAGTGGTGCCAAGAGAGCAGCCCAGCGTGTGCCCGAAATGTGGGTGGACGCCATGACCGAGTGCGACGACGATCCGCCCCGCGAGCTACCGCGCCTTCGCCGCCTGTTTGCGGAGCCGAGCATCTTGGAGAAACGAGACGATGAAAGCCAGACCCAAGGCGTGCTCACAGTGCAGCAAGACGTTCTGGACGAAGCTAGAACACGAGATCCGGTGCCCGCGCTGCTCGCGCAAGTTGCTGGCGAAGCGCACGGCCCAGGTGTTGAGCAAGCTCTGGCCACGCTGAAGGATCAGAACGAGGTTCATTGGAAAACCCGCCGCAGCCTGCTTGCCGATAGAGCGCAACTCGCTGCCTACGTGCTGCAACTGCTAGCGGATAGGAAAGACGGCGACTTCTGTCCGTGCTGCCAGCTCCCGAACTACCTGCACCGTCACGAGCCCGAGTGCTGGATGAACGGCTTGATACGCCTTGCGAACGAGTGCTACGGCCCGAACCAAAGCGTCTGAGTCCAACCGACCCACGTATCAATTACGCGCCTTTCAACGACGGAGCATCAAATGGGAGCTGATGAGCACTGTGACCACGTTACCGGCGTCTACGGGGGGTTCGAGGAGCTGACCCTGGTCCGCGCGTCGTCCGGCCTCGCTAATGACATTAAGTTCAGGTACTGCCCGATGTGCGGCGCCGAGCTAGAGCACGAATGAGCAAGTACACCGTGATCGTTGTTGACCCGCCGTGGAGCTACGGAAGCGACACGGGACGACCGCACACGGCTGAAGCGCACTACGAAACGATGGGCAACGAAGGCAAAGAGATCAACCGCAAGACGGGTGCCGGCATCGAGTCGATTATCAGCGGGACGCCAGTAATTGACCTAGCAGCACCGGACGCTCACCTGTACCTGTGGACGACTAACCCGAAGCTGCCATTCACGTTTGAGATAATGCGTGCGTGGGGGTTCGACTACAAAACCACGCTTACGTGGGTCAAAACGTCGGCCGATGGTGCCGCGAAACGTGGCGGGATGGGATTCTTTTTTCGTGGTGCGACAGAGCATGTTCTGTTTGGCGTGAAGGGCAGCAAGCCGATTGCAGCGGCCCTCCGCTGGCCAAATGTCGTGATGGCACCGTCCACGGGACACAGCGAAAAGCCCGTGGCCTTCTACGAAATGCTTCGACAGATTTACCCGGCCGGCGAGCAGATGGTGGACGTGTACGCGCGGCAGCGTCACCACCGCTTCGAGCCCTACGGGAACGAAGTTCACACGACCGAAGTGCTGCCGCTATTCGGCTGAGTCCAAACCACCCAGAGAATTGAATGCTTACCAGCAAACCACGAAAGAAGAAACGCGGACGCCAGCCACCGGCCTATGGCCCGTACCGCTGCCCGCTGTGTCAGGAGAAGCTGAGGCTCGCACCAGACCTCGTGTGCAAGTGCGGATGGAAAGAATGAGCCTGCATCACACGCTTTCGCAGCTCATCGCCGTGACCGAGCGGGTTAGCCCGAAGGCCGCGAAGTCGAAGCTATGGCGCCGCCTGGCCGCCAAAGCCCTACGCGAGACGCTGGCCGCCGAATATGATGGGGACGCCCGTGAGGGTCCCCAGGAGGACGAAGAATGCATAGGGGACCAAGCTGGATTCAGCGATTTGAACGCCACGCTAGAAGGACTTTTGCCGAAGCCTCGAACAAGTACCTCCAAGGGTACGCGGGCAAAGACAAACGTCGTGTCGCTTACGCGGTCAGGGCGCTGACTCCTTATATAGGCCATGTGGTGCTGATGGACGTGAACGACGACGCCCTCTCGGGCTTCAAGCACGACCGCGCGAACGGGTTGGGCGCGTTCAGTAAGAAGGCAAGCTCTGGGACGACGAACTTCGAGATCACGCTGGCCAACACGATCATGAACGCCGCTTGTCGGGAGTGGGAGTGGATACCGCGCACGCTCAAGCTGAAGCGCGTCAAGGGGCCGCGGCGCCAGCCGTACCCTCTGACGTGGGATCAGCAGGACGCGCTATTCGCGAAGCTGCCCGAGCACTGGGCGAAGGGCGTGGCGCTGTTCGGTTTCAATACCGGCGCACGCGAGCAAGAGATCGTGGGGCTTAGGTGGGACCAGGAGGTTCAGATACCCGACCTCGAGACTTCGGTATTCGTGTTGAGCGAGACGAAGAACGGCGAAGGTCGGGCCCTGATCCTCAACTCACTAGCGCGGCTTGCGGTGAGTCGTCAGCGCGACAACGGCAGCGAGTACGTTTTCCCGTCTCGGTCGAACAGGTCGAAGGGCGAGCGTATGCGTGACCTTTGGGATATCTGGGACAAGGCGTGGCGTGGTGCGGGGCTCCCGACGGATTACTGGACCCGTCGGGGCCCGCACAACATGCGCCATACGTTCCTGCATCGGCTCAGGGTTGCTGGAGTGAGCGAGGAAGATCGTGGCGCGCTAGCCGGACACGGAACAACACTCGAACAGGATTATGCCATGCCGGAGCTGGAGAAGCTGACGAAGCTCTCGGAGCTCGCAGCGCAGCGAACTGGTGGCGTGATTCTGCGGCGCAGAGTGGCTTAGCCGTGTGTGCGCGCTACGCAACTAGGGTAGGGAACCAAGCAGGGACGCGGCTTGTAGGCTGGTTGGATGAATACGCGAAACGCTCGCGTAGCTCCAAACCACTGTTTTAACTAGTGAAAGTCGGGACTCTCACGGGCCTGACGATTTGAGCGAGGATGTGACATGCCCTGGAAACTGAAAGTCCGTTACTCGTGGTCCACCGGCTTCTGGTACGAACGCGCCGAGAACCGCCTTTGGTTTTTCGACAAGGGCGCGAGCCGTTGGGATTTCGTCTAGCGCAGGGGATGCAATGAACAAGCAACGATTGGACGAACTGCAAACCCGCCAGCGGCGCCTCATAAACGAGCTAGACGAGGTTGAGCGCGCGATTGCCAGGGAGCGCGATAGCTGCGCCCATGTTCGCGGCGAGTGGCTTGACGGCCGTCCTGCTTGGTGGTGTGAGAAGTGCGGCGGCGAAATCCCGAGCACCGAAACGCCCGCCCGTCATTCAAGTAACCGCCAATGAGCGCGCTGCCGGGCGCTATCGCTGTTGCTTGCTGTGCGTACTTGGGCCTGCAAGCCCTTGAGCGCCGGAAATACTGGTGGGCTGCCGCGCAGTTCGGCGTGGTGGTGCTTTTGTTTTTCGCCGTTTTGTCGAGGTAAGTCTATGTACTACTGCCCGCACTGTCGGCTGATTTTCGTGCCACGTCCGCGGGAATGCCCGCGCTGTCGAAGGTAGGGGGTAGCACATTGCAGACCAAACTAATAGCCGGAATGGGTGGCACCCACTCAGCCGGAGTAGGTGGCACCCACTATGGCGCGTACGTGATCGGCCACAGCGAGCCATGGACGCCTAAGTGCGTGGTTATCGGGTTTCTGGAAGATGCGCTAGAGGCTGCGCGCAAATATCCGGGGTCGTATGTCGGCCCACTGCCGTTCCTCGCGCACTTTGAGCCACCACCTTCGGAGCCCACATGACTGAAAAGCGCTTGCAGGAATACCTAGAGGCGATCTCTAAGAGGCTCGACGAGGGCGGACGCTCAGAGGACGACCCGATCATGGCCGCCACGCTGTTTGCGGTGTCGGCCGCGATCTACAACGTGGCCGCATGGCCGCCAGCAACCGAGTCTCGGGAAGGCGAGCACCCAGCTCAAGCCGAGCGCAACGAACACGAGGGGATCGCGTGGAAATCGTCAGACTACGAATAACGTCCTCGGGAGACTCGAATGGATAAGGAACTGCGCAAGTGGTTCGATTACAACCGGAACGTCACAAGCGGCGCGTTCTCGGTCGAACAGCTATATCAGCACTTCAAAGATCGGCTGATAGCCGAACTTCGGGTGGGCGGACACGGCGACGTGCATTACATCCACGAGCAGCCAAGTGCTCCGTCTACTGGAGGGGAAGATGCTTAGCCGAGCGCCGATCATTTGCGAAAACCACGGCAGCCATTGCCTGGCCTGCGCTAAGCCGATCAGCCCTTATCCGACTGCGGACGCATACGAAGCGGCGTGTAGGGCGCTGCACAAGCGCGAGGACGAGGTTAAAGAGCTTTCCTCCAAGCTAGGGGAGAGCGAAACGGAAGCGCTGGAGTGGAAGATTAAGGCTATCAATTACGAGACCCGTCTACACTCGCTTGAATTAGCCGCCGCGAAGGTAATCGAGCAAGCGTGGAAGGTGCCGCCGAGCGTGACGGAGCAGATACCAGCGCTGTCCGAGCTTTCGGCCGCGTTACTGATGCCGACCTTGGAGAGTAGCGGCGGCGTGTGGCTCGTGGAACGCGACAACGGCGACGGCACCCACTCGACTGTCGTCGTAGATTGCGGCGTAGAACTGAGCGGCGCCACTGTTGTAGAGAGACGCGCTACTGATCCGTTCGAGCAGTACCCGACTGATGATTCCGTAGAGAGGCAGTGCTCTCATGCCAATATCGAGCGGCGCGGAGATGGTGCGCGCTGGTGCCTGGACTGCAAGACGGAGCTACCGCGCGCAACGGTAGAGAAACGCGAGACTTTCTGCGCGCGTTGCGGGTCGGATCAGCACGAGCTATCCGAGGGCCGGTGCTCTGAAACGCCAGGGTATGAGTGAGACAGATGTCTAGAAACCACGTCAAGCCGGAACAGATGGCGGGCGGCGAAGAAGCTGCCAGGCTTTGGAACGAAGCTATTGACCGCTCGGAGGCGGGGCCGTGTCGAGGCTGCGGCAAGACGCCTATGGGCGAGCGGAAGTTTGGCGGGGTGTGCGAGCACTGCTCGTTTCAATACTACGTGCTCGGGATCGCGCCGCCAAACCTGCCTGAATGGAACGAGTCTTGAGTGGACAGTTACTCAACTAGCTGGCGGCCAGTGATTGCGGACATGACTTGCTTTTGCGCCTTGGGCACGAACACGTCGCCCTCGTCTGATGTGTTTCGCAATATAACGCCGTCGTACTTGTCGTCACGCAGCGCACCTAAGAACTCGTCTTTGTGCTCGCCCCACTGGAACTCTCGAGCTGCCCGCCCCTTGGCGTCGATAATCTTCGGGTTCTTCATTTGCAGGCTGACCGGATATATTTTTGGGTTGCGGCCGATCTGCGCGAACGTGTTGGCCACTGCCGGATTTGACGTGAAGAACCCAGCGCCGGGGAACACCTTGTCGGGGTGCTGCTTGACTGACTCAGCGCGCCTAGCGAACGTCTCCGGGGTCATGTCGTCAGACCACCCAGAGCCTTTATATGCGCGGTACGCAGCCATCCCAGCGGCGCCGCGCGGGGCTGGCGCCATGCGGGAACCGAGCAACCCGCCACCCATCATGTTAGCGGCCAGGTTGGCGCCCTCTTCCTCCGGCTTAAACCCAGGCTGGCCACTCGCAGCTCGTCCGGGAGCCGTGAACGCATTAACCGCACCAGCCAGCAGCCCAGGCAACGCTAACTCGCGCTTATTGAACAGCGACGGCCCCATGCCGGGGACTTGCTCCTTGATCGGAAGTAACCCGAAGCGGCCTTCCATCGGCAGGGGCTTGCTCAGAGCATTGGCGAACGCAGACGGCTTCTGTTGCAGCGCGTTCGTCGGCTTCTGTAACAGAGCCGCAAGCATTCTCAGCCTTTGCGATGGGTCCATAGTTGATCTCTAATAGATACGAGTCCGAACGATCCACTGAGCGATAGCCTGTAACCTATAGCTCACACCCCAGCCGATAGGCTATGACACATAGAACTGACCGAAAGCCGCCGAAGTGTGAACTGCAAGTTTAGTCCTCGCTGCGCTCATGCATAGCGATCTTAGCGAGATTTGCCAGCTCGGCTAAATCTATCTCGGCCCGGATCTCTGCCGCGCGCAGAGCGATAGCGTGCCGCGCCTTGGTGGTCTCTAGCAGACACCCGAGGTTGCGGTAAATCTCTTCAAAGCGCAGGACGAGCATCTCGGGCGGGTCGTTCTTACACAGGCCCTCGCCGGCTGCGATTAAGTAGCCTTTGACGAGATCGAGATCGCTCACAGAAACTGCCTCGCCAATTCTTGCAGCACTAGCCGGTACTTTTCGGTTGACCACACCAGAGCGCCATTTGCCGTCGCGTACGCGCCGTACACAATACTCATCGCGTAGCTGCTGTCCCGCAGAAGGTCGATCGCGGTCCAGACGTAGCAAAGTGTCGCGATAAGCATCGGGGTGATCCCCATTACGCATAACCCCCCGCGTTGCGACGACGAGTGCCTTTGAGAATCATGCAAGCGTACGAATGACAGATGCCGGCGCGCCTCGCGATTTCCTTTCGACTGACGCCTTGCTTGCTCATTGCGAAGATTTGAACGATCGAAGCGTCTGTCAGCTTGCTCTGCGGATGTTTCTCACCAGAATAGTCGGGCTTAGTTCCATGCTTCCGCATGTCGAGAAGATTGTTTCGCTGCGTGTCCCATCGCAAATTGTTGCGCCGGTTTTCGCCTGGGTTGCCGTTGTCGTGACACGCAACTAACCCGGCCGGGCGTGGGCCAACGAAAGACTCGAGCACCATTGAGTGAACCAAGCGACACCTTTTGGTGCCGTCGGAATGAGCAAGATGCACTTGCTTGTACCCGTTAGATTTCGTGGCTTGCGCGATAATGCGCTGCGGCACGGGCCTGCCGTTCGTAGAGACTCTAGCGACGCCGCGCACTCGTCCTAGATCGCTAACTTCGTAGCAGCCCTCGAAGCCGAGAACTGGGCGCCACTCTTCTGATAGATTGCGGTCAGACATGCTGCGCACCTCACCGTGCCAGTGTGTTTAGGGGCGGCTCCGTTAGAGCGGAGCCGTTCCCGATTATACCATCTCAGGCGTGTAAACTTGCCGCCCAACTTCTCCAAATTGTTTGCTGTACGTCACCACCGGAGCGCCGCGACCTGACATCCAACCGTTACGTGATGCGTAAGCATCCTTTGCCGCCATCGTGCGGTGTTGCTCGACGGTCATTAGGTTGGTCTCGATCTTGTGATCGTGATGCAAATGGCCCATATGGCAGTAGCTAAACTTGGTTCGTCCAAATACGGAACGGAACTTGGAGACCATTACATCGTCCACGTTCTGCGGCTTCTTCTTGTGCCCGTGGTGAAAGAACAGCGACGTTAGTCCGTGTTCAAGGCAGTAGTAGGAATCGGCCGAGTTATCGACCGTGATGCGCGGCTCTGCATCGTAGAACGCAGCGAACATTTCCCGCTGCCAGGCGCCGCTAGCAGGGTCGTGATTCGCGTCGGCAAAGATCAGATGAACGGAGTCATACTTCTGGAGCATTAGCGAGACGATCTGCCGAAGCACCCGGATCGCGACTCGCACTAGCTTTTGAAACCGCGTGTCAGCGTCAAGCAGATGCTTGCTAGCTGGCGTTACCGCGTCGTACCCGTCCCAGTGCAGGAAGTCCCCGAGCTGCGCCAGGACGCCTACAGAAGCGGGCGGAGCGTTCTGTATCGCTATGGTCATCCAACGGACAAGCAAGTCCTCGGCAATCTCCAAGTCCCAGTCTTCGCCGGTCTCCTCGTTCCATGACTTCATCCCAAGGTGAAAGTCAGTCACCACGTGCAGGTTCAAAAGCTCGGCTGCTCTGATCGCCTTGGACAAAGGCGTTAGCTTGACCTTCGGTATGGTCTCCTTTAGAGCGTCAACGGCTTCGCGGACTTGCTTCTCGACCCATTCTTGATCGAGCTTGCCCTTGATCCATTGGACGTTCCCGTCCTCATCCTTGTGCTGCGCCGAGAACCGCTCGACTACGAATCCCTCGGGGACTGGGTTGATAAGTCCGTGATGCGGCGACCAGCCCCGTTTAGCCGCCGCGTTCTGCGCTCGGTGTACCGCTTGGGATACCTGCGACTGGTCCACTCCCATTGCATCAGCGGCAGCGCGTTGCGTGCCGTGCTGTATGTACGCTTGTATGTACTTCGCTTGCGAGGTGTTGGCGTAGGGAAGTAACGCCTCGAGATCAGCGCGGGCTAAAGGTGCGCTCAAGCAGCCGGGCCCGGGTCAGGCGTGAACGTGAACTCTACCGAGTCCACAAATTCAACCTGCCACCCGCTCTCGTCAACCGCCACGCTTTTGAGTCGCTGGCAAGTCCAGTCAGGACACGCCGGCAACGCCCCGCAGAACTGGCAGGGCTTTTTCTTGTCGCCAATGCTGGATATTTTGCTCACAGCCAGGCCACCGCCGCGCCCACGAACAACCCGAGCACGAAGCCGAACGCGAAACCGAGCCAAGCAACGAGTTTCACGGTTTGAGCTCCTGGTAGAGATTCAGCAACGCCGCTCCGTACTCGAACGACACCTTCTTGCGCTTGCCGCTGCGCAGGTAGGCCAGGAACGAGTGGTCGTCGTGGGCTAGCCCCTGCTCGGCTAGCTTGTTGAGAATCGCGTGGTAGGTGCCAAAGGCGCGGTACAAGGCTCCAACGATGACGGTCCAGTCAGGATTGACCGGAATTAAGCGCGCTACGTCACTTGTCGCCAATTTCTTCTTGTCACGATGTGGGAAACGGTGCTGATGCAGACGCCGTACTCTTTGGCAAGCGGCTTCAATTTCTCACCAGCGGCACGGCGAGCCCGTATATCCCTAACGCTAGCCTCTGTGAGGATTGCAAAGTTACTTCTCTCTCCGCGCGGTACTTGATGCGTGCCGTGTCGCTTGGTGTCTTGCGCGTTAGCAAGCGGTGTATCCCAGCGCAAATTGGCTTGAGCGTTGTTCGTGTTGTTGCCGTCGTTGTGACAGCCAACCATTCCAGGCGGACACGGGCCAACGAATGCCGCGAGCACCAAGCGATGCACATAGGGGTGGTAGCCGCGCTTGCCGGATTCGTCTTTAAGAGGAATCCGTAAGTACCCGCTGCGCCCTGGGCTGGGCTTTAGGATTTTGATCGGCCAAGTCGCGACCCGACCGGCGCGCATCCCGCGCGCATCGACAGACGTACGCTCCAGCCTCCGTATACGTCCAAGGCTGCTTACTTCGTAGAAGCGCTCGTAACCGACTACGGGCTTCCAGACTTCTGATAGATTGGAGTCAGACATGCTGCGCACCTCGCCGTGCCAGTGTGTTTAGGGGCGGCTCCGTTGACGCGGGGCCGTTCCCGATTATACCAGGTTCACGTAATCAGCCGATTCCAAATAGCCGTGATGGCAGCGCCAATGAGCCCGCCGAGAGCCGCGACGGCGAAACTGAATCCCGCGAAAAAGCCACGATATGAAGCGACCGTGACTTTTATCGCGTGAACGTCCTGGCGAATCGCGGCGAGGTCTTTATCCTGGCTCGCGAGCCTAGAAACGATCTCGTCACGCTGCTTGGATGCCTCTACGGAGTGAGCTTCGAGAGAAGCTAGTCGCTCGCCTTCGGCACTCATTACAACTTGCCGGGTTCGGCTGGCGTTTTACTGAACCGCGCAACGCCCCAGGCGATTACAGAGCCCCAGAGAATCACCGCTTCAGGCGTCGTCAGCGCAGCAACGAGCTCGGGGTACGGCAGGAGCTGAATGAGCTTCACGGCGACGGAGCCGAGCACGCCAGTCCCTACCACAGTGTTCGTGCTCGTTCGTAACCCGGTGTCTAGTGCCATGCCCTTTCCTTTGCGTTGCTTTCGATTCGTGTTCCACGCCTTCAGGAAGCCGAACACAGCGGCCCCGCTGAATACTCCGCGCCTGATCGGGTCCACTACTTGCGCCCGCCATACCCCAGGCTGTAGTGATTGCCGTCCGGTGACTTGAAGTCCCCACCCCAAAAGAAGTCAGGGCCAAGCGATTTCCAGAACGTGCCGAGCGGTCGGTGTGACTCGCTGTCAGCTAGATAGATGCCGTCACGGAATAGGTTGATATCTATCGCCAGCCGCTCTAGGTGCAGGCTGTTCGCGACCCCGACCCCGTTCGTTGCGTTAGCCGCTGCCTGTGCTTGAGTGCGCAGGACTTCGCCTAGGGTGTATTCGTAGCCCTTAGCGGTGGCGTACTGGAGCAGCAACGGGATAGAGCGGGCGAAGCGGCTTTGCTTCTGCCGCAGGGTTTCAGCGCTCATTACCACCCCAACGGACCGTAACGCCTAGAACGTCGTCCGATACGTCGTAGTCATCGTTGAAGGGCTTGCCCGCCGTAAAGTCACTGCAATGGACGTACGACGCGCCCACATGCTCTGTAAAGCGCTGTGAGACGACCAGACACGCCCCAGGGCTACCCTCGCCGTTAACCCTGCGAACGCCTAGGGTGGCCGCTAGCTCCGGCTGATACTGTATATGCGTACAGCCGCCCGCCGCGACCGCTAGGGCCGCTATATATAAGGAGCGGAGCACGCTAGAACCCGCCGCCCGTCCTGTGCGTCGGAATGGCGTCGTAGAGCTTCTTGAAGCGGGTAGACCGCATGAGCCGGTCAATCTCTTTGGTTAGCTCGTCTTCTTTGCCGCTGTCGGCCGCGCGCTGGAGCCTGCGCGCGTACTCCGGTCCGAAGTGATCGGGGTCGTTAATCATCGTCCCGACTACCAGCTCATATTGCGGCTCACCCCGCTTCGCGGCTTCCTGAAGCTGGCCAACCACCGAAGCGACGCCGGTCCGTGATGCTCTGCTGATCGCGTTAACGACGCGCTGCGAATCGGTTCCACGTCCTGCCCCAACCAGGGAAGCGGCGAGCCCTAGCCCGTAAGCGCCTACCATCTCCTGAACGGCCGCGTCTTTTGAGTCAAATAGATCCTGCGGACCGGGCGCCACGGCTTTGAACATCTCGTGCCCTAGCCACAGGCTGCCGAACGTCTGGAACGGATGTTTGAGGAACGCAGCCTTAGCCGTCAGGGCCATGCTGCCACCTGCCTGAATGCCGGCGCTCCACGCTGCTGTGTTGGCGGGGTCGCCCTCGCCTAGAGCGCCCACTACAGCACCTTCAAAGCCAGCCTCAGCCGTCTTGCCAGCCCCGCCTAAGAGCGAGCGCGCCGCCTTGTCGAGCATCCCGCGAGTGTCGGGGTCAACCTTCGCAGTAGTGCTGCCGCGCAGCCCGAGTAGCTTCTTCATGCGCGATGCCGGGTTAAGCGTCAGCATCGTGCCAATGTCGGCCGCAGTCTTGCCCGCGCTCGTCGCAAGGTCGCTGCCCTTTTCTTCAATGCCCAACGCGCCCAGCACGTCGCCGCTATTCGGCTCCGGCATAGCTAGCAGAGCTTGCACAGGAAGCGAGTTTTCCTCAGTGCGGCGCGCTGCCTTCCACGTCTCTGCCACGTTGAGCGGCTTCCCAGTGAGCGCAGCCGTACCAACGCCTGCGGCCGTGCCGATCCCGGCCTTACCGAGCGCTAGCAATTCTCCGGCAGCGTGCGGAAGGCCGAGCATGTTGGCGACGAGCTCGCCCGCGCCCGTTTTCATGCCCTCGCGAATCTCGCGGTCCATCATCCCAGCAGCGGGCGGCGGCATTCTCGGCAAAGCGCGCGGAGCGGCGGCTTGCTCCATCGGCACCCACTGCCCGTTCTCGTATACGACCTTTTCGCCGTTAGGTCCGGTAGCTGTCGGCGGGTTCGGCATTGGCTAATCCCGCACGAAGCCAGGGGGCGGCGGCGGAATCTGCCCGCCAAAGCCTTCAAGCAAGTTGCTGGCGTCATTTTTCATGCGATCAAGGAAGCTGGTCCCGGCCGCGGGCTCGGGACGCTTCGGCAGCGGGGGCAGCGGCGCCGGCAGAGTCGGCACGAGGTAGCCTGGAACGATGTCAGCAAGCGGCAGCTTGTTGCGCTGTGCGAATCCTTCCGCGTCACGCACGAACCGCTGCTGCTTCTCGATCAGCGGAACGTATTGCTCGCGAGCCTGATACATGAAGTCCTGACGCTGTTCCGGGGTCAGTCGCTCGCCGGTCATGACCTTGTTGTAAATGTTTCGGATTTGGTCCGGCACGCCCTGCGAGTTTTCAACCGTCGCAAACTCGCCTTCCTTCACGATTGAGCCGGGGTCGAGGATCTTCATAAAGCCGAAGATGAGGGCCATATCGCCGGCCGGAGAATCGGAGCGCGCCGCAGCCTGCACCTTCTCGTAACCCGTCTGAGCTGCCGTGAACTCGCCTGAGTTGCGGATCATGTCGTTACGGACGCGCAGGATCTCGCCAAAGTCCGTGCCCTCGGGGGCTTCGCCCTTGATTGCCGTATCGAGTGCAGCAACGGCTGCGGTGTCGTGGCGGCTGGCTGCGAGCTCGCGATCCGCCAAGAGTTTGCCCATTGGCGATTCATACGCCTTCGGCTCTTGCTGCGCGAACATGCGCCCCATAATCCCCTGCATCATCGCTTCAGGAGCAACATCGAATAGACCGCCAGCCATCTCGGCATTTTCTTCGCCCACGAGCGCCGGCAGTAGTCCGCGCATTTTCCCGAGCGAAGCGTTGTACTTGTTCTCGCGGTCGATTTCCTTGCGTAGCTGATCGTTCCTTAACCCCGTTTCCGCCCGGTAGTCCCGCGCCTGCATCGCTTGCGGGAGTGAGCCGCCGATAGCTTGGCCGAGACTGACCGGCATTCGTTGCGGACCGGCAGCCGAGAGCAACCCGGACGCGAGTTGAGCGCGGAAGGCTTGGGTAGCGGCGCGCTGATCTTGGGGCGAGAGTAGGCCGCCGTAGTTGTCGCGGGGCGACAGACCATCCATGAGCCCGTTAAAGCGTTGTAGCGGTTTCCATGCCATGTTGGTTTAACCCTGAAAGAGCGAGCCGAGTTGAGCGCCACCGAGGAAGCCGGCGAGGGGGTTATTGAACAAGGGCTGTGTGACGCTGCCAGACTGCTGCGTGCTTTGCGTCTGCGTGCCGGGATAGAACGGCAACAGCCCCTGTAACCCTGCGATGTATTGCTGGAAGTTGTCGTACGGCTGGTTCATCTGCTGTTGCTGGATTTGGCGCAGGTAATCCCCCGCCTGGAGCATCGGTGAGACTGACGAAAGCTGCCGGCTAAGGTCGCCTTCCGTTGCGCTGAACTGCCGGTCTAGGTTCCCCGTCATCTGCTGGAGTAGCCGGCTAAGGCTGGATTCCTCCGCACTCAACTGGCGGCTCAGGTTGCTATCCGTTTGAGCCAGGCCACGAGTCAGGCCCGATTCAGTCGCCCCGTACTGCCTGCCAAGGTTGCCTTCCATCTGAGCCAATAGCCGATCAATGGACGACTCCTGAGCCCCGTATTGACGGTTACGCTCAGCCTCATAGCCAGGGGCGTAAATACCTGCTGCGAGGTTCTGCAATTCCTGCGAGCGAGCTGCGCCGTGTGAGCCGCTGTTTAGAGCCCCGACCCCAGCGTTCGCGAACTCCGTGGCCAATCGGTTCTGCGTCGAATCGGCAGCGGCGTTGAACACTTGGTCAAGGTAAGGATTGATGCCCTGCCCACCCGCAAAGCTCGAGGCTGTGGGGGCGGTGTTGTTGTACTGCCCGCTCGCAAAGCCGGAAGTCGTCGGCGCCGTGTTCTGATTCGCACCGCCGACGAAGCTCGAGGCTGTCGGTGAAGTGTTCCACCCTGCACCCTGCGAGAAGGGATTGGTGCCCATGTTCTGCAAGCGGCTCATGGCTTGCTGAATGAGCGGGTCGGCTCCAGCCACTTGAGCCCCACCGCCGCCGTACAGGTTGTTCATGTGCGTGAGCAACTGGTCGGCCGTGCCCGTGATCTGCCCCGGAAGCTGCGTGCCGTAGGTGCTCGAGGACGTGCCGCCCGTGTTCGTGGACATCGAATCGGGCTGGTTGTGCGCGTCCACCGCGCCGAGTAGGCCGCCGATCAGCGGCGCCCAGTCGCCTAGACCGCCGAGCAAGCCTGAGAGTCCAGACATAGCGCCCCCACCAGCTTCCGTGCCGGGAATGACCGAGCCAGAACTATCAAGAACATTCGAGGCACCCGCGAGCGCGCCCGACGTGATGCCACCAGTACCGAACGCGCTAGCCGCAGGGACGCCGCTGGTAAACGGGATCGCGTTATTGATCATCGGCGTGCCGGCCGTCGTTACGCCGGTAAGTCCACCCGCGCCCGCTCCACCAGCCAAAGCCCCGGCAGTGCCGAGCCCCATACCCGCCAACGCATACGCCTGAGCCGCAATGCCGCCGTTGCTCGAGTCGGACATGTGGTCTTGCAGCGAGGCGAGCCGCTGTTGCCCCTGCTCGTCGAGGTACTGCATCCGCTGGTTGTAGGCGTCGGTTTGCCCGAGCGCTGCCATTGCTTCGGCGTTGTCGTACTGCGGGGGGATATATCCGCCCGCCGCGATCTGCGGAAGCCAGTACTGCTGCTGCCATGCCGCGATTTGAGCTGGGTCCGTGATCTGTGGGCCGTACATATCGTACTCGTCAGGCACCCAACCCCATTCAGTCATCGGCATAAAATCACCCTACAAACACGTAGCCGAACACTTCGTTACCCGAAGCGCTGGCGTGCGTCACAACAAAGGAACCTTGGGAGCGGCTAGATACATAGGTCGTCAACTGCGCAGCGGCAGCGGAGAGCGTCATCGGCTGCAACAGCACGATTTGATGACTCTCGAACAGCGGGTCGTAGACCGTTGTCGTCGTCTCGCCCGAGTCCAAAGTGAGCGAGGACGAGTTGCGCGTCTGTCCGTTAAGCGAGCGCTCTACCATGTCGTAGAGCCGACTGGTCAGCGTGGGGTCGTCAAATCTGTCCTGCGGGCTCAGCAGGTTGATGCGTGCTAGTTCGTCCGCAGTGGACGTGCCGTCAGAATCAATCGTGCCCCAGGAACTCGCCCACGACGAGCCCCAAGAGTCAACCCACGAACTTGCCATTTAGACCGGGCCCCACTCCGTTCCAGTCTGGCCGTTGCCGTCAACCTCAATCTCGTTGACCGAGAACACGTCGGCCTTAATCGCGCCGTCACTCGTCAGCGCAGTGGGGAGCTTGGCCGACACCGCAGCAAGCGCCGCAGCCGTCGCGTAGAGCGTCGGAGACAGCACGGCGAAGATACGCACCCTATCGCCCACCGCCGCAGAAAACCCAGACGTACCGGCCGCAAGCGTGACCGTGCGAGTCGATCCCGTGTAGTCGCTTGCATACACCCGCGGATCACGACGGGTCGTGTTGTCCGCGTCCTCAATCACCATCATGAGGTTGTTGTAAGTGTCGTCTTGATCGCTTCCAGCGGTGAGCGTGAAGGAAGTTTGGTTGGCCAGAGTCGCGATGGTCGTCTCGTTGATCTGCCCGAGATCGGCCGCGGTCTGGAGCTTTCCAAGCTGGAACGAGCCAACGTAAGCGACCGGCGTCTCACCGTCCGCCGTGCCTGTGACATAGACGGCGTATTCGCTGTTGTCGGCGTAGCCGTTCGCAACGGATGCAGTGATCGCGATCTCGTAAGACCCGTTAGCGTAGCTGCCACTAGAGAGCAACGTGGCAGTCGGCGCGTGAACCGGGGCCGCACTTGATGCCGCCCCGCATAGTCTGGAAGCGACAGTGAAGCCTGAGCCGTCGATAGCCGATCCGCTCGTGTCGTTCACGGCGAACTGGAAAAAGATCGTGTCGCCAAGCTCGCCGTACTTCATCAACATTTTATTAGCCCACCGCCGTTAATCAGGTTCTTTCCGAGATTCACGCCCATGAAGATCGCCGGAGCCGTCCCAGCCCCGCCCGCAACTACAGGACGCAGTGCTAGGGTTCCAACCGTGTGGTGGTCGGTTCCACCACCGCCCGTGCCGAACGCTCCGGGGTTTTCAGCGCCGGCAACCGCAACCGCTTTGTCGGCAACCGAGACGTAGAAAAGCGCCGTGTCTTCTACTCGCTCCGTGTATCCGGTCGGAGGAGTCCACGAGCTCACGTCGCCGTCGCGGCTCCAGGCGAAACACACAACCCAGGCGTCGTTCGTAACTGTCGTGATGCTGCCGGGGTTCGGACTGGCCGTGCCGTTCTGGGTAATGTCCCCGACTGGAGTAGCGTCTAACTGCGTAGACGCATCTACGCCTCGGTACGCGACCATGACCGCGCCCCACGATTGGTCATCGAGGTCCGCGGTCGTTAGGTCGTAGCTGGCCGGCTCTGAGGTCGCAATCCGATAAGCCCCGAAGCTGTGCCGGGAATTGGTCCCCGTGCTCATCGTCCACTCGGGGATGTTGATCCAGCCCGCGGGGGTGCTATAAGCGCCCGCCCCCGACGTGGTGTTGCGCCCGCTAATCATCAGCAGCAAGTCACCCGCTGCGATGCTGGACGGAACGTCAACGGCTATCGGAGTCGTGCCTGGACCGTACTGCCCCGCAACAGTCCCAGCGCCCACGAAGGTAATGGCCACTAGCGGAACACCATGACTTTCGTGGAGTGAATCGGCGCATCAGGATCGGGAGCGGGGACCACCGTGCCGGCTGTCTGCCCTGCCCCAATATCCTGAAAGATAGTGAAGTTCACGCCGTCGTCGGTCGTGCACCAGTAAACCTCAGCGTTGTCGCTCCAGGTCCGCGAGTGGACGAGCGTGATAACGTCCGTGTCGTAGTCGATGCTGGAAATCTGAACCGGGTCGGCGGAACCGATCTTGATCCAGTCCGCCTCTATGCCGAGGTCGGACATATCCCAGTCGTCTTTGAACATCCGGGCCTGACCGTCGTCCACAGTCAGTGACGTGCTAAGTGACCCGGCCCCGTTTGCAATCGCGTGCGGATCAGCGTTGCCCGTCTCAATCCCGCCGTTGGGTAGGAACGTGTTCCGCGTCCTCGTCCCTGCCGCTGGGTTGCCCAAGTACGTCGGTGACGTACCCATGACGTTGTTAGACGACCAGTTAGACGGGTAAGCGTTATCGACCGTCAGAACCGTGTAGTTCTCAGTCGCTCCGGCGAGGGTGCGAAACTCTACGGTGACGTTCGTTCCATCGGGGGAACCCGCCGCCATCTTCGTAATGTTTGCGGAGTACCGGCTGCCCTTCCACCCGTTCGGGAATCCCTCGGCATCCTCGAGAGTCGCATTGCGGCGCCAGTGTTTAACCGAAGCAACCCCGAAGTACGAACCCTGCATCTCGTCAAAGATGTTGTTTAGAAAGTCGCACTGCGCGTATCCGGCCGTCAGCTCCGTGATGTGCCGAAGGTCCGCCACTCGGCCGTTGCCGTAGCAGGTGTTGTTGTAGATCTTGATTAGCCCGCAGTGGTGCAAGCTCTCGAACGTCGCAGACCTGAACGTATCGTTGCAGCCGTCCCACACGTAGTTTTGACGGACGATGACGTGATAGCCGTTAACCTCTGTCGCGCAGTTGTCGTGATCGTCACCCGCGGAGCCGGCTTTGTTGAAGATGTTGTTTTCGTATATGAAGTGGCCCCACGGCGAAGCGGTTTCCTCTTCGTCCGTGTCGGCACCCGAGTACATGCCGCAGCACCTTTGGCCTGATCTTTCGATTGGCGCGCCGCGACCCGCGTCCGCGTTCGGGGTGACTCCGGTCCAGTCACCATCGAACCAGTTATCCCGCACAATTTGGTATCTGCCGGAGAATCGGGCGTTGGTGTGTCCGCCGTACTGAAAGGTGTTGCGCTCAATCAGGCTCCGAAGCCCGCCGAAGATAATCAGGTCGCCCTGATCCGAATCGGGGTTCTCGGGGTTCGTCCCGGTGTTGTTCGTCCCGCCCTTGGAGAAGTCAACACCGCTTATGCGGTAGTCCTCGCACTCACCGTCAATGAAATTCATGATCCACGCCCTGCCGCCGTGGATCTTGAAGTTGGAATCGGAGGTTGTTAGGTCGCCCGTTCCCGTCCCGATCAGTTCAAAGTGAGTGCAGTTGAATGCGTTAATTTGCCGGCGTGATGCGAAGTTGCTCTGACCGTTGGACGGTGAGACCGGGTCCCAGTCGGAAGCGTCCCCCAGCTCTAAGAACCCCTCGCCAGGCTCCAAGATCCAATAATCTTGGCCGGTGGCCGTGACTGCGGCGTCTTCCCAATACGGGGCCGCTATGGCCGTGGTGGAGACTTCCGACAGCACGTAGTGGCCCGGATAGACCTTGTACGTGACGATGTTTCCAACGGAGCCGCCGACGAGCACCATCTGCTCGCTATTCGTCCAGCGACTGCCCAAGCCCGCAGCGCTGCAACACATATAGACCGTGTCGCCCGCCACTATCCCGAGCTTTACGTTAGCGAACGTGAGCTTACGGTTAGCGTAACTAAGCCCGTCGTTAGAGTTGTTGCCACCCTGGCCCCAGTACCGGTCAGTCATAACTCGGACGCCGGCTCGTAATAGACCCGCACGCCTGCATAGAGATCGTCAGCGCCCGACGTGTCGGTGACTTTCAGCGAGTGATACCGGCCCGACTGGCGTATCCCGTAACGGTGGGAGCGAACCGGAGAAGCCGCCGACGTGTAGGTAGAGGGCGAAAGGTCCGCAGACGACAGCGCCGCAATCGACTTGCACGCCAAAGCAAGTGAACTACCCGCCCCTATCGGCTCGAGTCCCGTGATCTCAGCCCACCCTTCGACAAGCTCAAAGTAGCCAGTACGCAGCGCGACCGGGACCGAAGTTTGATCTGTAAACGACACAAGTTTCGGAGTCGAGTTGAACGCATACGGGATCTCAAGAGCACCTTCGGTGCTGGCGTTGTTGCGGACCGCGTAAAGCGTCGAGAGCGACGGGGTTGAAGCGGTGTAAATCAGGCTAAACCGCTCGTACGGGATGTGGTAGCAGAGAACGTAGGAACTCGACGTGCTCCACATCACTGTGGAGGTTCGGGAGTCGTACGCCACGCTCCACCCGAACGCGCTGGTGGCTTCGGTCAGCGAAAGGAAGTCGCGGACTATCGCGTCCTGTATGCGACCTTCCGATAGGTTCTCTACCTGGTGCCCGTCAGTCCTGAAGAATCCAAGAGCGTTGGCGAAGTAGCACCACCCGTTCACCATCTTCGCGCTGTTGCGAAAGCCCGATCCTCGAGCACGTTCAAACGTGTCGATTTGCCAAACGACGTTACCGCCCACGTAGGTCATGCGGCTGATTCCAGACACTTGGAATATCAGCCCGAACTTCTCACCACCGACAAGCTGGGTAATGATCCCGAGCTCGTGCGGCATGTCCCTTAACCCCGCCTGATTCGCTAGGGCAGACGCGCCACCAGGGGTAGGCCAGGTCTCCGGGTCTCCGATCTTGCCGAACTGGATGGCGTAGTAGTTGCTAGTTAACCCGCCTAAAACCACATGCTCACGAACACGACACACGAGCGACGCAACCGGGGGGTTCCCAGGCAGGTCGTCAAAGTTGGTGGATACCGCGTCCGTAATGAGCTTGTACTGCGGAGCGTCAACACCGTTGACCGCAATGACGTAATCGCCAAATAGGTCAAAGTCCCACCACCCCGTCGTGGTGTACCCACCGCGTGAGTTGTCGTACCACGTCACGCCGATGTCGTCGCTCTCGTACAGAGCGGTTGCACTTCCTACGAAGTGCTTCGCAGTCGTGACCACCGCAAAGCCAGCGGCACTGATCGGAGTCGCCCCGAGCGTCGCGCCGTTCGTAACTACTTCGTCTATAGCCATCGGCCTATAACCGCCCGTCGTGGGTCTTACGTTCTTGGCCTCAACCAAATAGCCAGGGTCTTTCGGGAACGGGAACCCGCCGCGGTCCGGCAGGAACTCGCTAAAGTAAATGTCTTTGAAAGGCATTTACGGAGTCGCGCCAGCAACCCTCGAGACGAGCGGCCCCACCACACGGGCTTGACGCGCTCGAGCGTTCAACGCTTCCACCCCTGACTTATAAAGCCCGCCCCACACCTGTATGCGTTGGTCGGCCATCAGAAACGGTGCAGCAGCCAATAGGGAGCCGTAGAGGTAGAGGTCGGGAGCTTTGGTGAGCAGGGCGTTAGTGGTGTCACCGCTGGAAAGGGCCGTGATGGCTTTGTAGTAGATGATTTCGCCGGAGTACGTCTCGGCGGGCTCCACGTCGAACTCGATTTCTTCGTGGATGGTGAAATAGGTAGGCTTGCCAGTGATCTCCGCGCGCAAGCGGTTCATCTCGTGCGGGTTGACGTACGTCAGCACCGTGACCGGCGTCGTTAACAGTCGTAACGAGATAATCTCGAGAGTCCCGCTTGGGACGGATTCTTGACGGTCGTCGATTGAAATCGCGTCGCGCTGGATCATTTCGCGGATACGAATGTCCCGCTGGTGCATCGCCTCCGCTACGTCGATAAAGTCATCGAGGTAGGACGAGAGGTCGCTTCTATCGAGGTGAGCCCCGATGGCCGTTTTGAGGTCGGCGTAAGTGCTAAGTCCCATCGCCGGCCACCTTCACGTAACGCGGCGCCTGTTTCTCGGCCTGGAGCTTGCGGAAGTCCCGACCTTCGGTGAGCGTGCGAAGAATCCGCTGCGCTCGGTCCGTCTCGCCCTTCATAACTTCCGCATACACGTCTTTGACGGCTTGGTTAGACTCGAGAGCGGCAACCCGGCACATGTCCTCGATCAACGTATAAGGAATGTTGGACTTGAACCGCATGAACCCGCGGTGCCCTAACTGCGCGTCGCTCATCTGCTTAGTGGCCCGAATGATCGGCTCCACGTCTTGAACGGTTTCAGTCGTGATAACTTCACGGCCAGAATCGTCAAGGTGGAGCCAATCCTTCGAGATTCGGCCACCGATGTCCTCGGTGCCTAGGAGCCGCTTCACGTTGGCTCCACCCAAATGGTGACTTCAGCAGCCACCGCGTTGTCGGACGCGCCGCTGCAAACCACCTCAACCGCTTGGCTTGATGTGAACGAGTTGAGCGCCGTCGATGTCGCCGTATCGACATCACCCGCGGCCGAGCTCGTGTGCGTCAGCGTGAGCGTCAAGCCCGTAATCGCCGTGCCACCAATCTCGAACGTGATGACGGACGGAGCATTGGCAATCGCGCCGTACAGCACCGAATGCGCGTGCTTTACCTTGCCGTTGATGCCGGGAATGATCCAAAACACCGAGGCGGTTGAAACGTCGGTCACGCGCGTCGTGAACGACTTCCAATGCGCCGGATACTGAACTGGATAAGCCATGATCTGTTTCCTCTGAAAAAGAAAGGGCCACCCGAAGGTGGCCCTAAGCACCGCTAAAGCTGGTGGCTATTAGCTGACCGAGAGGTCGAACACGCCGCCGCTGGCCTTCTCCTGACCGCTTTCCAAGGTGTACTCGATGGCAACCACCTTCGTGTCCGCGTGGCCCGTCTTGGCCTTGTCGAACGAGTGCATCGGCTGGAGAATCGCAACGCGCCAGTAGTCCATGTCCAACACGAGCGCATCACGACCCCGCTGGAAGCGGTTCGGGACGATCTTCAGCGTGCCGAAGTCCGACTCGTACACGCTGAACGTCGCGTGCAAGGTGTCGTCCGTCACCGGCTGAATGTTCGTCCGTCCCGTCGAGAACGACGAGGCAACCTGACGGTTGAACCCGCCGACCATCAGCACGCCCGGATTGCCGCCTTGCTCGAAGCAAGCCAGCAACACAGCCTTAAGCTGATCTTCGGTAAAGGCCCGTGCCGTGCCGTCCGTACGCGCGTCAGCACCCGTGATCGGTGACGGACTGCCGCCATCGCTCAGGTTGAACACGTCGTTCGTACCGATCCAAGCTCCGATACCCGCCGACTCCGGCGCCGTGGTGTCGTTGCCCGTGACCTTCGGACGATTCGAGAGCAGTTGGGTCTCAACGTCGCGCTTGAGCTCCTTACCGCGCAGAAGCATCTGATAGTCCATCTCGTCCGCACGGCCCGCAGTCGTGACCGCACGCGCACGGCTCGAAACCGTCGCTGCCTTGTCGCTCAACTGCGTGACGTTCGTCAGACGAACCGTCGCCGTCGCAGCATCCGCCGCCACGTCGTCGCCTTCGATCACGGCATTGGTCGCAACCGCGGCCGTCAGCGTGTCGGTCTGCCACTCATGCAGGGCAGCCGTCGCCTTGACGTGCTTCGCCATGCTGTAGAACGGAGTGTCGGAGGGCGCAATGTTGTTGATAACGTCCGAGAGGTCTTCACGGATGCCAACCATGTCGTTCGTGGCAAACGTATTTGTAGGCTGAGTCATAACTTAATTCCTTTTGGCTCGCAAAAGGGCTAGCGCGTCGTCAATCTTTCCCGTCTTGCGGGAGACTGAGCGCAGCTTGTCTAGCTTGGCTTTTGCACTGGTTTCGGGAGGAGTCGGTGTGCCGGGTTTCAAAACCTTCGGGACCTTCTCCAGCTTCTTGGCGGCGGCGTTGGTGTTCGCTCTCAGCTCTCGGTAGAGCATCGCCTCGTGAGCAAGCAGTAGGAGCTCATGGTTGTGGCTCACCTGCGTTGCTGTGTTCTGATTCACCGAGCCTAGAAACTCGTGCAGCTTCTTGCTCTCGGCTTTGAATTTCGTCGGATCGCGCCACTCGGGGCGCTTCTCCATCAGCGCGACCTGCTCGTTGGCCAGGTACTTCTCGAACGCGGCGCGCGTGTCCGCTTGGTGCGCCTGATTGGCTTTGTGGTACTTCTCCACCGCCACCAGGCGCTTGTGCGCGATGCGGGCTCGGCGCTTGTCGAACTCCGCATTCTTCGCCGCCCACTCTGCGGGGTCGGTGTGGCGCAGCTTTTCCATGCCTGCGGCTGCGATGTCGTCGTTAAGGCTGGTTTCCCAGTCCTCCACGAGTGCCGCAGCTTCCGCGAAGCGCTCTGCCATCTTGGCGGCCTTCGCGTTGCTCTCGGCCATGATCTCGGCCGACTTCGTTTTGGCGTCCTCGAGCCGCTTCTCTGCGGCGGTCTGGATCTGATACGACCGAACCAAGTCGTCTAGCGTGGCTTCGCCGGTTTCGCCGTCGATCTTTACGCCGAGCTTCACCTTCTTGAGCAGTTCGCCGTCTGACTCAAAATGCTGGCGGATCAGGTCCTCGACGGACTCTTCGGCTTCCGCCTCTTCGGGCTCGGCCTCCGTAACCGCTTGGGTTACAGCTTCCTCGATGGTCTCCGGCTCTTTCGGGACTTCGCCGTGGAAGTCGTCACCGAAGGCTTCTGCCGCCAATAACGACAAACGCCGCTCGGTGGCGGCGTTCGGTTTGGTCGGGGCTTGTGTCGTCTCTGTCTGCGTCGCTATGGTTGGCGCCGCGTTAGCGTCTGACATTCTTCAGCATCCTCTGTACGGGGTTTGGTTCTTTGAGGCGGATAAGTTCTTTGCGCGCGTCCTCGCCGGTCTGCACGAGCACACGGCAACGCTCGCGAATGTCCTTCAGCACTTCCAAGTAGTAGCGGCACGAACGGTGCCCCACTTCGTCGTGTAGATCGCTTTTCTCGAACGTGTTCTTAGCCGTCTCGCGCAAGTGATCCAGCACGAGCTCGTTGAATAGCTTTTCTGCGGACGCAAGCTGCCCGCCCCGCGACGCTAGTTCGCGGAGTTTTGATTCGTCTGCCATTAGTTCCTTGTCAGCCCGCTCTGAAGGCTGCCCGAGTACGCCTTGCGTCCGTGGTGAACGAGGTGCGGGGTTGTGTCCAAATGCACCGCGCCGCCAAGTGACTCCCACAAGCGGCAAAAAGCGTAGTCTTCAGACAGATACCGGCCGTCCACGATGGCCGAGTCGAAGAACGCGAACCGCTCTTGGCCGTCGTCTGTGACGTATCGCAAATCCGGTCTATCGAACCGGATCGTCTCAAACACCGCTCGAGCGACGCACATGAAACCCGTCGTCACTGCGGTAGCCCTGCAAAATCCGTTGTGAACCGGCCCCAGCGCCTCGTAATCCACCGGGAACCGCAGCTCGTCACATTTCAGCGGGTAGGCTCCTGCCACCACACTGAAACCCGACTCCAGAAGCCGCAGCGCCGCCTCGGGCTTAAACCCGATGTCGGCATCTATGAAAAGCAGGTGCGTCGCCTGGCTCGCAAGAAATCGGGCCACGCATTCGTTGCGCGCCCTCGTAACCAGGCTCTCACCGATGTGAAAGTAAAATTCGACCGGCGTGCCGATCTCTCGACAGGCCGACTGCAACCTCAGAACGCTCGAGACATACCCAACGCACGCATCGCCATAGCACGGCGTTGCGACAAACGCATGACTCACGCTGCCGGGGCTGCCGGTTGCGAATATTTGAGCTTGATCTCGAGAAGTTCTGTCTTGATCTTCTCTTGCTCAATCGCCCAGTTGTCTCGGTCAGCGTCTTGCTTGCGCTTCAGCTCGCCCATTGCGTGCTGGTGGTCAAGCTGCATCTGCTGCTTCTCTAGCTCCGCCTTCTGTGCGTCCAACTGCTGGCGACGTTGGTCAATCTGCTGCTCTTGCTGCGCTAGCGCTTGCTGCTGCGCCTGGAGCTTTAGCTGCTCTGGGTTCGGCGGCGGGGCCATCTGCTGGCCGGGATCGGTGAAGTACAAAGCCGGGTCATCTAGCTTCGCGTTCTTCACTAGCTCTGCGTCCACGCGATACCAGTTCTGAGGCGTGACGGTGAGACCGCCCCAGCCTTGCGCTACGGCGTCCTTTTGGCTCTGCCGGATCGACTGAAGGTGTAGCAAGTTCTGCTGCCGTGTACCGATGCCTAAACCGACCTTTACAGTCATGTCATAGCGCGTGCGCCAGTCGGCGGGATTCACCGCAACCCACTTGTTGCGGAGCATGACCATTCGCGCCTTTTGCTGGTGCTTACGGTTCAGTTCGTGAATGTGCATGAATAGCGACTTAATGCCGGTCTCAGCAAAGCACCGCGCAATAAACTCGATCCCCGCCATGCCCTTTTCCATCACTGGGGCAAGGGCCGTCGTCTGAACGTGCTTGAGTGCTTCTGGCGCTAGAGCGTCGCTGGTGGACTGTACGCCCGTGCGGTCGCGCTTCACCTTGTCGAAGTATTCGAGCATCGGGAAGGTGGCGCCAGCCGTGAACGGAACGGTCCGCGGCGCCATCGCTTCGGCCACCGGACGAGAGACGCGCACAGCGCTACCAATGCGGCGAGTTAACAGGTCGTCCAGCGTGTGCTCGCCAATCGCCTGTTCCCAAATCACGTCGCCAGGGTTGTTCGTGTGATAAATGTTCATCAGCATCTGACGCAGCAGCGTCGTGCTGATCTGTTGCACGTCCATGACCTTCTCGGCCGTCGCGCGCCCGAAATGCTTATGCGGCAGGGGCTGGGGCGAAATCACGTGAAACGTCGAGCGGTCGGCGTCATCAACCTCTAGATTTTTGCCGCCAGCGCGGAAAATCTGGAGCAGTTCCGCCTTTCCGTCGCCGTCACGGTCAACGTTGAAAAAGCCCTCACGCAACAGAATTTCGTCCTGCGACGGGTCCAGCGGATCGCCGCCGTCCTCGTCGGACGTGTCACGCCTGGCTTGGCGCTCGGGGCTGTCGTCGAGGTTGTCGTGGGCCGGCAGGTCCTCAACCACTTTCGCGTCAAAGCCCATTGCCAGCAGTTCGCTACGCTTAACCAATCGCTCTTGGCCAACCATTCTGGCTTTGGTCGGGTCCAGAGATCGAGCGTCAGACGATATGCGGTACTCTTCGGGCGGTACGTTTTCAACACGAACCCGGCCGCGTTTCGTCGTGCGCTTGAATTTGATGTCGTGAACGGTCTGCGGAACCATCACCATGCCCATACCAGGCATTTCGACGGGGACTTGCGACTCGCGCGAATCCTGCTCGATTGCCTCGAGCTCGGGGTCGCCCATCAACTGCGCCACTTCCTGGTCGTTCAGGTCGTGGTAGCGCTCTGTAGTGATCTCTTCTGACTCGTCCCACCACGCTTTGACAATCCCGTTCTTTTGAACGAGAGCGTCCATAAACCACGTGTAAAGGATCAAAAAGGCCGGGTTTTGGACGAAAAAGCAGTGGCTAACGTAGTCGGCTTCCTGTTCCGCGCCTGCAACGTCCTCCGGCCCCTGTGGCTCGAATCCGCAGACGTTATCGTCAGTCGTGAAGATCCGAATCAGAGAGGGAATCATTCCGTCTACCGCCTCTGCAACGTCAGACGTTACAGGGCTACTCTCACCCTCTACTTCGTTGCCAAGGGGCTTCGATAGGTAGTAGTCCCAAGCTAGAGCACGCTCAGACGAAATGTCGCCGCCATCGACGCCCATTGCCGACTCAAACTCCTGGTCGATCAGCGCGCCTAGTTCGTCGTCAGATAACTTCGCCATTAAATCATCGCTATCTTGAAGTAATCCTGAGACTCAACATTCGTTCGGCGCTTAACCTGCCGCTTCGCATACTCGAGCTGTGCATACGCATGTTGCGTAGCCGCCATCAGCGGGTAGCCATTCATAGGAATTTTCCCCTCGGTGCGGAGGAACGTCGCTTCGTCTATCCAGTTCTTGAGCCGGTTCACGACCAAAAACCGGCCTGTATCTCTGCGCTCTACAATCTCGCGGAAGTGAACCTCGCGCATCGCCTCGTCGGCTTCCGAAGGTTCAGGAAGCACGTTGCAACCGCGGTCGAGGAACTTATCGGCAAAGGCTTTATCGTCCTTGTGCCACGCGATTGGAATCCACCGCCCCCTAGCCACCAACCCCTCGGCCATCACGGCTAGGGGCTCACTACGGAACGTGCAGGCGTCGTATAGCTCGATTACGTCGGTGTCTTTGTCGTGCGCAAGCCAAACCGCGCCGACTATCCCGTCGTCTTGAACGTGGACACCGCAAATCCGCCGCCACGACGATTCCATTAGAGCAATTCAACGATGTGGAGCATGGGGCCACCCCAGCCTGGCCCTAACGACTCGCCTGCCGTAGCAATCGGCTCGCCAGCCGCTACCAGTTCGTCAAAACGGCTCTCTAGCACTGCGGCGTCTATCGTGTGGTGCGTCATCTCGCGAATGCGCGGCCGAACCTTCGCGGGGTCGGTAGAGGCGACAACATTCTCCGCGCCGTCCTCGCCGTGGTTCGACAGGATGTAAACAAACACTAGTAAAGCCCCGCCATGACCGGCTCGAGCGACTGCGCGAGCTCGATCACCTTCTTGGAAGGCTTGAAGTCCGACATTTTCATTTTGTGAGTGCCTTTCACGCCGTTAATCACCGAGCCATCCGTCTCTAAATGCACTCCGAGGCTTGCAGAGATTCGCGCAAGCACTTCGTCGCGCTTCGGTGAGTCAACCGGCACCAAGTACGGCTTGAGAGGCAGAAACCGCGTTATCAGCGTCCGATAACACTCGAACATCTCGGGTAACGGGCGCGCTCGCAAGTTCCACGATTGCGCTACGCGCCACGGATGCCGAAACGGGATCACCAGGGGCATGATTTCGGCCAATTCCAGAGCCTTCTCGATTTGCCCCGGCTTAATCATGTGGCCGTGGTAAATCGTCGGTTTTTGCTGAAAAAGGGGCGAAAACAGGCTTTTTTCGTCAAATCCAGCGTCTGCAAAGAGCTTGATCGTGAAATAGGTTCCGGTATGCGGGATCGAAATCGAGCAAACGTCGTTCGGTGCTTCAGGCATTGACTAACGCTTTGTCCCAGCCACCAGGGAAAACGGGTTTCTCGTGCTGATCCTGACTGCCAACCGCGCAAGCCATCGCTAGCGCCACCATTCCGTCGATTCGGCCTCGAGAACGTCTTTTGTCGAGCTTCCGATTGCCCGCTTCGTCGGTTTTCACGACCGCATTCCGCGCGCACATCGTCAAAACCGGCTGCATTCCGTGCTTGATCTTCTCGGCCAGCAAAAGCGACTCAAGATTCCGCAAGGCGGGCGACATCGACGCGAAACCTTGACCGAAATCGACAAACCGCTCGGTTATCGTCGCGTCCGAAAGCCCCGCTTTCACCAACCAGGGCCGCAAGTGCTTCATGTTCCAGCGGTCAAAGGCCACTTTTCGGATATTCATCGTCTCGAACAGCGCTGCGATGTGTTTTGCGACGTATTCGTACTCGACTGAACGGCCGGGAGTCGTCAGTAAGTCGCCTTGCTTGTGCCACTGGTCGTACGGAACGCGATCTTTCCGTGATCGGTCCTCGAGACCGTCCGCAGGCAGCCAAAACGTCGGCCGAACACTCCACGAACCACGGTCAGGCGACACCAAAACGAGCGCGGTTAGATCGCTCGTCTCCGATAGGTCTAGGCCCGCGTATACGTCGCCCCACGCCGCCGCAGGAGAACCGTTGGCCTTCCACACCGCCTCCGTTACGAAGGGATTGGAAGCCTCTACGCGCTGGTTGAGCGTGTAGTTTCGGTAAAGAGCCTCTTGCGAAGGCATCCGCTTAGCCTTCGCCGCTTGGTCGAGAATTTCCTTCTCGTTGAGGAAGTCACCTAGAGCCGGGTTAGCCTGCTTGATCGCCTCGATTGAGAAAGCGTCAAGCTGCGGGTCGGCGGTGTAGAGACTCACGACAATGCGCGGGTCGTTCCCGTCGAGCGCGTCGTCAATCAAAACCGAGAGCAAATCAGCGTCTGTAGGCGCCTGCGTCGAGATAACCACGCTCATGGGGCTCTCGTGGGCTCCCATCGCGTTCTCAACCGCGTTGAACAGCTCCGACCTAGGTCCTCGAACCTGGCCGAGCTCGTCATGCAAAGCGAAGGCCGGAGACTTACCGTGCGCCGTGCTCGAGTCCGCCGAGAGCGCCATGTACAGTGTTCCCAAATCGGGACAGTACAGTTGCTTCAGCGTGTCCCGGACCGCGATGTTCGGCTCGAGGTCGGGCGACATGCGGACCATCTTGGCCGCAAGGTCGAATACAACCGCCGCTTGATCCCTGCTCTGCGCGGTGCTCGGGAGCTGCGTGTTTCGACGCGCCTCCGGCCCTGCCAGGTGCAGCAGAAGCAAGCAAGCCGCGAGGCTGGTTTTCCCGTTCTTCTTGGCGAACGAGATAATCGCCATCCGAGTCCCGGCCGGGTTGTCGTAAATCTTGACCAGCTCGGTCTTCTGCCAAGGCCGCAGCTTCAGCGCCTTACCTACGTCCTTACCTTCTGGGACGCGGCAGTAAGTCTCTATCCAGCGGATATTCCGCTCACCCCGCGTCGTCGATTTCCCACGGCTTTTTCGTTGACCCTTGGCCCTTGGCGGGGCGCTTTTCGTAAGCTGTGCTGTATGCGATTCCAAGTCTCACCGCCAGGGACGCGACGCAGCGCGACTCCCGGTCCAACATCTTCCCAAGCCGGTCGTATAGGTCGAGATCAAAGCTCTCCGCGTTCTCACAGTTCGTAATCATCTGCGAGATGCGCCGACCAATGACCGTGTGCCGGCAGTGATCCGCCAGCATCGTGTACCTCGCCCGCGGAAACTGGTCCGCGGGATGTGAGTTGACGATCTCTCGCCACTCTACCGCCTGCTCGTCCGTGAGCTCGGCGGGAGGTTTCGGTCTGTTTACGACCTCAATCCCTGTCGAACCAATCACCGAAAGCGCCGCAGTGGATGTTCTGCCTCGCGATCCCATTTTTAACTTCCTTCAACCCTAATTTGCACCGTTTATGGGTAATCGAG